CAGGGAAAGAACCTGAACATTTACATCAATTCGGGCGGCGGATCTGTATTCGCAGGAATCGCAATCTATAACATGATTAAAAGATTCGCGGAGACAGCAGAAGTCAAGGTATACGTTGACGGCCTGGCCGGATCTATCGCGTCCGTGATCGCGTTCGCAGGATCCGAAGCGCCGAAGATTCCGTCAAACGCCTTCTTGATGATTCATAATCCCTGGGCGCTTGTAGAAGGTAATTCAGCAGACCTTCGCAAAATGGCCGACGATCTCGACGTAATATCCGGCGGGATCCTTGCCGTATACATGGAACACGCAAAAGAAGGCGTGACAGAAGATCAGATCCGCGAACTTATGGACGCGGAAACCTGGCTTTCCGGGGAAGAAGCGGCGAAATATTTCGAAGTTGAAACAACCGAAAGCGTCGCAGAAATAGCGGCAGCAGCGGGCGAATATGTCGCAAGATCTCACAATATGCCGAAGGATCTTGTTATCGCAAAGCAGGAAGCCGCAGCAAAGACAAAGTCTGATAATCAGGACGCGCGTAAAGCGGAACTGATTCAGAATAGCAGCAAGCGCGACGAAATCGCGCGTGTAATCATTCAAAGTATCTGAAAGGAGATCACAAAATGAAACACGAAGAACTTATGAAACTGACAAGGGATCAGTTGAACGCGCGTCTGAAGGAGATCGGCGTCCAGTCAAAGACAGCTGAAGGCGAAGCGCTCGACGCACTTCTCGCAGAGGCCCAGGATATCAAAGATATTCTTGACCAGGCAAAGAAGAGAGAGCAGCTTGCAGGAATCGCAGACAGCGCCGAGGATCCCGAGGTAAACGAGGGAGAGAGCGAAGAGAAGATCGACAAGGCTGTCAAGGCTTTTGATAAGCGCGGACAGAATCTTAAGGCAGGCAAGGAAGCGAAGTTCAACGCAAGAATCGCCGTTCCCGCTGTCAAGGATTCTCTTTCTGTAGCGCAGACCGCGCCCGTAGTTCACACAGCTTCCGACATCAACGAGACCGCGAACCCTGTTTCCGCACTTGTTGACATGGTCAAAGCTGTTCCCCTTAAGGGCGGCGAGACTTACGAACGCGGATTCGTAAAGGACTACGTCGGAGCAGGAGCCGGAGCAACAAGCGAAGGATCCAACTATAACGACATGGAACCTGAATTCGGTTATGTGACTATCGAGAAGCAGAAGGTCACAGCATACACCGAGGAACCCGAGGAAATGCAGAAACTTCCTAACGCTGATTATGACAGCGTGATCGAAGGATCTGTTTCAAAGGCTGTCAGAAAGTATCTTTCCCGTCAGATCCTTATCGGCGACGGTTCCACAAGCAAGTTGAAGGGTATCTTCTTCAATCCTGTTTCCGCAGCTGACCAGGTAATCGATCCCGCAACGGATATCGAGATCACAGCGATCGACGACGGAACACTTGACGAGATTATCTATTCCTTCGGCGGCGACGAGGAAGTCGAGGGCGTGGCAACTCTTATCCTCAACAAACAGGACCTCAAAGCCTTCGCAAAGCTTCGCGACAAGCAGGGCCGCAAGGTTTACACAATCGTAAACAACGGACAGACAGGCACAATCGACGGCGTTCCTTTCGTCATCAATTCAGCTTGTAAGTCTGTTGGAGCAGTTGCAACAGCTGTCGGCGATTATCTCATGGCTTACGGTTATCTTCAGAATTACGAACTTGCTATCTTCAGCGATATCGACGTTCGCAGATCTGATGATTACAAGTTCAAGAGCGGACAGACCGCTTTCCGTGCGTCTATGTTCGCAGGCGGCGCCGTAGCTGCATATAACGGATTTATCCGTGTAAAGAAGGGCGAAGCGTAATCGCCCATAATGTGACGAAAGAAGGACGGTATCGATGACGATCAACGAACTATATGAAGCCGCAAAACTGCGGGTCAGAAAAAGAATATCGGACGATCTCGACCAGGACGTTCAGAAGGTCGTTGATACGGCTGTCGCAGATCTGAAAAGGATCGGCGTCGCGGAATCGTGGGTTGATAATCCGACAGATCCGTTGATCGTCGAAGCTGTCCTTTCCTACGTCAAGGCGAACTATTCCATTGACACGACGGCCTATCCTGTTTTATCCGGGATCTACGACATGAACATAACAAAGATCAAAGGCTGCGCGAAATACTTTTCGCCCGCGCCTGAAGGGGAAGGGGGTTCATAATGGACGATTGCATTATCGAATTGATCCACACGGCCGACGACCCCAAAGACGACGAAAAGACTTCTGTATATGCTACAAGATACCCTGTCGGACGTGATGAATTTCAATCCGCCGGGGTAAATGGCTATAAAGCGGAAGGAATGTTCACAGTTTGGGCGGAAGAATACGACGGTCAGGACGCGATCAAGGTCGGAGAAAATCGATTGACAATATATCGAACCTACGGACCGAAATCAGACGGAAAGATCGAACTATACGCAGCGACAAGGGTCGGAAATTATGGTCGTTAATGTAAAGCCGGAAGACCTGACCGAAGCAATCCGGGGATCCCTGGAAAACTATTCGGCAGCAGTCACGGAAAAGGTCAACGAAGAACTGGAAAAGGTCGCCGAAGACACAGCGGACACCCTGAAGAAGGGCGGACCGTATAGAGAGAGAACGGGAAAATACACAAAAGACTGGGCCGTGAAGACCAGGGCAAACGCCACAGCAGGGATCAGCGGCGAACAGTACACCGTTCACAACAAGAAACACTATCAACTTACACATTTGCTGGAAAAGGGGCATGTTTCCCGGAGCGGAAAAAGGGTTCCGGCATATCCGCACATCGAACCCGCAGAACGCCAAGCACAGACGAAAGCCGTTCAGGCAGTCGAAAAGGCCGTCAGGGAAGCAAATAACAAACTATGAACGCAACGTTTGAACAGATTATCGCCCGCGCGGAAGCGTTGGGGATCCCGATAACTGAATATGAGTTCAAGGCCACGAAGCAGAATCCCGCCCCGGCGCCGCCTTTTATCGTCTACATGAAGACAGAGAGACAGACAGGCCCGGACGGATTCAACAGGATCAGACAGATCGACGCTTCGCTTGAATTATACACAGACAGGAAATCAGATCCGGCGCTTGAAAAGCGTATCGAAGACGAAGTCCTGTTTGACGTCGAGTTCGTAAAGCAAGGCGTCCTGATCCAGTCAGAAAACATGTTTCAAGCGGCGTTCGATTTCAGCGTCGTTCAGAAGAAAAGGTAAACCATTCAAAGAAGGGAGATCAAACAATGGATAAAGCACCTGAAAGAATCATTCTCGGATCCGGCTATATTCATTTAGCAGTTTTCGAAAAGGGACAGACAATCCCTAACCCCTGGGAATTCTGCACGGACGAAAACCGTTATTCTTACATCAAGAACGGCGCGTCCCTTGAATACACACAGGAGACTTCAGAAGCAAAAGACGACATGGGCCACGTTTCAAAGGTCATTATCACTTCAGAAGAAGCGATCTTGAAGGCCGGACTTATGACCCTGATCGGCGACACAATCGAGAAGTTATGCGATACCGCCCGCGTATCTGTTACCCAGGACGGAAAGCACCGTATCACAAAGATCGGCGGAATCGGAAACAGAAAGGGCGCAAAATACGTTATCTGTTTCCACCATGTAGACCCGCAGGACGGCGATATATGGGTTATGATCGTCGGACAGAACCAGGCGGGCTTCACGCTTCAGTTCGCACCTTCTGACGCGACTGTTGTTGACGTAGAATTCAAGGCCCTTCCTAACCTTGACGGCGAAGGAACCCTTGTCAACTATGTTGAAGAGATCGTCGGAGACGGCGCAAGATACACAGTCAGACAGAATTTGACACACGTCACTTCTGACTTCAGCAGCCAGGCAGTAAGCGAAGGCGATTCTATCGAAGCAACCCTGACAGCAGATTCAGGATATACAATCGATACGCCTGTCGTAACAATGGCCGGAAATGATATCACTTCAACAGCCTGGAACGCTTCAACAGGCAAAGTCACAATCGCTTCCGTAACTGGTAACGTAGTTATCACAGCGACAGCGACAGAAGACTAAACAGGCAGCAGGAACAAAGAAAACGATCCGGCGGTCGGGATATGATTATCGCCCGCCGCCGGATTTTTCAAAATCAGGAAAAGAAAGGAAATATCGGATCATGGGAAATATGTCTTTTAATTTCAACAAATTACAGAATTCTTTTTTCAATGTAACACTTAAAAACGGCGACAACCTTCTTGTCAAAATGCCTATGAAAAAGACAATGTCAAAGATTCAGGCACTTCAGGACATGGAAGGAAACGAAGATATTTCGGTTCAGGCAGTCGTTGACACCCTGGCCGGAGCAGTTGCGGAGATTCTTTCCAACAATATGACCGGGAAGAAAGTATCTGCAAAAGAGATCGCCGACGAATACGATCTTGAAGAAATGAAGCTGTTTTTAGCTGATTTCTATCAGAAATTCGTCGGAAAATTAGATGAAAACCCAAACTAAAAATCCCCTTTTATCCGGGTTACGTAGAGAAGGAAAAACGATATTATAAGCCGGACACAGAAGGGGAACATTTAGTTATTAAATACACAGGTCTAAACCTGGAGCAGATCGGAGAACTGCCGATCGATGAATATTTATATTATCAGCGTGAAGCATATATCCATTATCTGAATCAGACAGAAGACGGACGAAAGTATCTTGAAGATTGTTATTTCTTCGTCCAAACGGAGCCGGACAGAAAGTCCCTTCGTGATAAATTCGGGGCGAACACGATAAAGAGGAGTTGAAGGCATGGCAAACAATATCAAGGGAATCACAATAGAAATCGGGGGCGATACTACTAAACTGGATCGCGCCCTTAAAAGCGTGAACACCCAAAGCCGGAACCTTCAAAAAGAACTTAAGGAAGTAGAAAAGTCCCTGAAGTTTGATCCGAAGAATACGGAACTTTTAGCGCAGAAGCAAAAGATCCTGACCGAATCAATCGAAGCAACAAACGAAAAACTGAAGACCCTGAAAACAGCCGAAGAACAGGCAAGGGCCGCGTTTGAATCCGGGAAACTTCCTGAAGAACAATATCGCGCACTTCAAAGAGAAATCGCGAACACAGAAAACGAACTGAAGGGACTTGAAGACGAAGTCAAGTCTTTCAATCCTACGCTTCAAAGCATGGGACAGAGCCTTCAGGACGTAGGCGATAAATTCAAGGCAGCAGGCGACAAAATAACAGCTGTCGGCGACGGTATGCAGAACGCCGGGAAGGCTTTAATGCCTGTTACAACGGCCTTGACAGGCGTCGGCGCCGCTTCAGTTGCGGCCGCTATGGATTTCGAAGACGCTATCGCCAAATTATCAACAATCGCGGACACAAGCGAAGAAACAGGCGTTCCGCTCGAAGAACTGGAAAAACAGATTCAGGATCTTTCGGATCAGACAGGAATTTCAGCTTCGGAGATTGCTAACAACGTATACGACGCAATATCCGCAGGTCAGAAGACCGGGGACGCTGTCGATTTCGTAGCGAACGCGACTTCGCTTGCAAAAGCCGGATTCACATCTTCGGGCGCCGCCCTGGATATTCTGACAACAGCTATGAACGCCTACGGAATGAGCGCCGACGAAGTCGGACACGTTTCGGACGTTCTTATCACTACGCAAAACCTAGGTAAAACGACCGTGGATCAGTTGGCGTCTTCCATGGGTAAAGTTATACCTACGGCAAAGGCAAACGGCGTCGCAATCGAAGACCTGGCCGGAATGTACGCCGTTATGACTTCGAACGGTATCGCAACAGCCGAATCCACAACATACATGAACAGTATGTTGAATGAGTTAGGAAAGCAGGGTTCGGCAGCAGCGAAAGCGTTTGCAGCAGGAACGGAACACATCAAAGAAGGCGGCCTGACCATGGCCGAAGCCATGGAACAGGGGTGGAGCCTGACAGACGTCCTTTCTATCTTGGACGAACAGGCGGCGGAATCAGGAACAACGATCGCGAATATGTTCGGATCCGCAGAAGCCGGAAAGGCCGCGACTGTTTTATGGGATAATGCGGAGAAACTGAACGAAGCCGTTGACGCCATGGGAGACAGCGCAGGGGCAACAGATGAAGCCTTCG